CAATATACAAAAAGAAGTGATTATTGGAATACACCAAGCAATTTGTATAATTATATAATGAATAAAGGTTTTATAGATTATAATCCATCAGGTTCTTTTATTGATCCATTTAATAAAAATGTAAATAAATATTATAATGAAAAAATATATATAAATCCGCCGTTTAGTTTGTTAGGAAAAAAGGAAATGTTAGATACTATTAAAGGTTTATTATGGAATGGTAATAAAGTTTTATTTTTAATGCCAGCGAGAACCGATACTAAATACTTCCATGAGTTTTTGAAGTTTAGTCCTATAATTTATTTTATAAAGGGTAGATTATCATTTAATGATAAAGGATCGGCACCTTTCCCAACTATATTATTAAAGTTTAATGAATATGGTTATTTAGAAAAATATTTAACTTTAGATAAAAAAATGTTTGACAATTAAAAAATAATATGTTATATTATATATGTAAGTGGTGGTTGCTACTTTCTACCACTGCTTACATAAAAAGAAAGTAGGTGGAAAAAATATGTTAGAGTTAAAAGTTGGAAAAAATAGTTTCACTAATAATTCCGGGAATAAAGTGGAATATACTGTATTCTATGTAGAGATCAATGGTATACCTGTATATTTAAAACCAAACGATACAACCGGAAAATTATTAATTGAAAATTATGTTAACAGTAAAGGGGGTGAGTGATGAATGGTTACTGAATTATGGAATATCATTTCAGAAGTCTTAACGGGATTTATTACAGCATTAGTTTCAGCGTTTACGGGAATTACTGAAATATTCTATGTAGACGAAGCCGGCTTTACTGTTATTGGTCAATTATTATTAATTGGTCTTGGAATGGGTATTGTCTATTTTGCTTTTAGATTTATTAGAAGTTTGATTAGGCGATAAAAAAAATGTAAGGGACTGATTAGTCCCTTTTATTATTTTAAGGAGTAAAAAGAAAATGAAAAGGTTAAAGTATTTATTCATATTACAATTAAAGATAATTAAGTATTTATTTTATGATATGATACCTGAAGTCTATGATATAAAATGGTATAAACATGATTTTGATGATAAGTTAGAATATTATTTTTGGCTACCATTTAGATATTTAGGTTTCTTAATTATATCTTTATTAGATTTTGAAGTAACGCTTTATAGAATTGTATTTGTTTTAGGTAATGTGAAAGGAATGATAAAAAATGAAAAAAATTATATATAATATTGATAATTTTATAATTAATTGTTTTGATAAAGCATCAGATTTATCAAACTCACAAACTTTTTCTATATCTATAATAGGGTTTATATTATTATTTGTTTTTATAATTATATTTATTTTTCCTATTATAACATTATCATTAGTTTATTTTTATTTCATTGATAGAGATGAGTTAAAAAAACAATATGAAAAAGAAAAAAAAGAAAGGAATGATAAAAAATGAATAAAATAAAATATATATTATTAACTTCAATCTTAATTATATTTTTTGCTTTTGGTTTTAAAAATGTAAAGGCTGAAAATGAAACAGCGATTTATGAAATTGAAGTTAAAGATGAATTTGTTTTTGAATATTTAGAATTTATAGATCAGTTTGTAGATTTTGAAGAAAAAGATGGCCCTTATGATGGTTTTATTTATTATGGATTAAATGAGAATATTATAAGTTTTTATTCTCCTGACGTAATTGGAAATGTTGGCACATCAGAATTTTCAGTTATTTATTATGAGTCTTATTTAGAGGGTATTTATATTGAAATTGAAACTGACGAAAACTATTATATGTACTCTTTGTATGATGATGATGATGTTGCTATAATTGGTTTTAATTTAGGTGATACAATAATTGTAGAATATATAGTACCGCCGGCTGAACCTTTTATATCTCATTTTACAAAAATATTTGATTTTTTAATTACTCCATTTACTGATATTTTGGAACGATTAGGAATTGAAAATACGCCGATTAGTGTTGGTTTTGGTGAAGTTGAATGGTTTAATATTGCTTTATATGATTTAACTTATTTAACGTTATCTTTTACAGTTTTATATTTATTCTTTAGATTAATATATAAAATTATTAAAGTTTTTGTTAGAATTGTTACGGGTGGTGTTTTATGAAAAGAGTTTTAAAGTTTTTTATATTTATATTAACATTTGCATTAGTTGCTTTTGTTTCTGTTTCTAATTATGGTTTAAAAGCCCAAACTACTAATAGATTTAAGGTGTCTTATGTCAATGTTAGAGACTCTGTTTTTGGTTTAATTGCTGATTTATCTGTTATTGATTATGAATATAATGAAGGGTTAGGCTCTGATATGTCAAGTTGGTTTGAATATGCCGTTAATTCAGGCAGGGTTTCTGATCAATGGTTTCAGGTTGATTTGCCTTATGTTTCAAAAGTTTTTATATTAGCAGAAGATACCGATATATTATATAGTTCTTATGAAGTTAAGTCTTTGACTGCTGGAATAAGTGGTTTTATTGAAGGTGTAGGTTTAATGCCTGATGATAGTTCGATATTTCCTGATGGTTTTGCTTATATTGACCCTATAATTAATAATAAACTAACTGTTTTATTGTCCGATACTGTTTATAAAGATATTTATGATTTAGGTTATAAAAACGGTGTAGATGAAACACTTGCTGATTTTGACGATATATTTAAAGGAGAATATGAAAGGGGAAAGCAGGACGGTATTGATATAGGTGTCAATCAAAATCCTAATAATAATTTCGGTGCTATGATTTCTACAGTATTATCAGGTGTTGGCTCAATTTTATCAGTTGAGTTATTGCCTGGAATATCTATAGGGGCTATAATTGCCGTTCCAATTATATTCGGTATTATATCATTTGTTTTAGGTAGGAGAAAGGATTGATAATATGGATAAAATAATAATTACATTATGGGATTTAATGGAAAGTTTAATAAAAAATATGTCTATGCTTTGGGAGTGGTTGTCCGACGATATATCAATTAAAATATCATGGTTAAAGATTCCTTTGTTATTTCCTGATGGTATAGAAATATCATTAGGTTTTAGTTTCTTATCGTTATTCGGTGCTGGTATAACAACTATAATTTTATTATGGGTTGTTAAGGCTTTGGTACCAATGGGGTGATAACAATGATAGATATATTAGGTATTATAGTAATATTTAGTGGTTTAGTTTTCTTGATTAAGTTTTTTCTTTTAAGGAGTGATTAAATGAAACGATATATAAAATATTTAAAAAAATTAGATAAAATACAAAAAATAATACATATAGTTATTATATTGTCTTTACTGATAATTAATATATTATACCCGGTTTTGTTAGTATTTGAAATAATTGCTTTATTGCTTTTTGGTATTTATGTTTTGATTAAAAATAATCAATTTGAAAAGCAAGCAGTTGGAAACGGAATTATTTTTGGTGGTCGTGGTCGTGGTAAAGGTTTATTATTAAATAAAAGAATTAATACTGATAGATATGTAAAGCATTTTACGAATGTTCCTTATAATAAACATTCTATTATGTTAGATATTAAAGAATATATAGACAGTATTATTCCGAACACCACATATAACTTTATTGAGAATAAAGTAGAAATTATTAAAAAAGTAGAAAAGTTTGAAAGAAAGAATATATATTGGGACGATGTTTCGGTGTATGCTCCAAATCACATGGATAGTGAATTAAAGAAAATATATCCAAGTTTAAGTGCTTTGCTTCCAATAAATAGACACTTATATGATGCCGAAATGATAATAACTACACAGGATATATCAAGGCCTTATAAGCTTTTAAGAGAGTTACAAACTGACTTTTCTATTAAAGCGGTAAGATCTAATGGTTGGGGTTATATTTGGCAATCAATACCATTTTTAAATATGATTACAACTACTAAATACATTTATTATGAAAATACTAAATCGGCTATTGCTGGTAAGTTGCCATTTAAGGCTATCGGTGCTATTAATGAAGCGGTAAAACATGGTGTTCTGACTGCAGGTCAAGCAACTAAGGAAGTATATGAGGCGGAAAATGGGATGATCCGTTATGGTCGTATCTTTCAACTTAAAAAAAATGTTAATTATGATACTCGATATTTCCACCAAGTTGTCTATGATAAGCCAGCACCACAATAGACTTTTATTATGGTATGGGGGTTCCCTTTTAAGTTTGACACCGCTGGCCGGTGTTATACTGTTAAAAAAGGGGGCTTGATACAACTGCCAAAAGTTGTATGATTTGCTACTATGAACGACAATACCGCTGGCCGGTGTTGCGTGAATGAATTTTAAAAGTAGGCTCCCGCAAGGTTTGCGGGCGGGGGGTGTTGCCTATGATACCAATTCATTTGCTAAAAGCAAAAAAGGCTTATACACATTTTTTGGGTGAAGCCTTTTGCTTTTGATTATTATAAGAATTGCTTAACATGCTACATACTTCTTGTTATGTAGCATGTTAAGCAATGAAAAAGGAGATAAAATGACTGTAAGAGAGATTATTAAGCATGAATACTTTAAGGCTAATTATTTATTAAGGACTAAAAGAATATCAAAAGAAACATATGATAAAATGATAGATGATATAAATAACTATGCTTATAATATTAATGAGATACAAAAACGGCGTAGGCGTAGAAAAACTATTAGAGATAATATTATACACAAAAAGTTAGATTGGTATGTTACATTTACATTAAATAAAGAATTACATGGAGTGCCTGACGATAAAATAAAAACTAATATTACACAATTGTTAAGATATTATGGTATTCAATATGTTTTAATTCCTGAACATACAAAAAAAGATATAATACATTTTCATGGTTTTATAGATATAAGAGATTTTAATTTGATAAGGCGTAAAATAATTGACAATCAGGAAATTACTGATAAGTTCGGAAATGAAGTTTATGAGTTTATACCGTTAGAAAAGAATTATGGTTTTACACAATTAATAAATATAACTAATAAAGACGAATGGCAAAAAAACAAAATGATCAATTATATTACTAAATATTTAGAAAAGGAAGGTAATAAGACAATGTCAAGTAGATTAACAAAAGAGCCTTACAATTTAGCAATACATTTTTTTGGAGATGAAGTAGTAAAAAAAGTTTGACAATTAAAAAATTATTTGATATAATTATATATGTGGGGGGGCAGGTTGGGGGACTTATTCCCTTTACAAAAAAAACGAATAAAAAGGAATGATAAAAATGAAAGAATTATTAAAAGAATTAGACGATTTAGAATTAGAAACAAAAAAAATGTTAGAACAATTAGACGATTTAGAATTAGAAACAAAAAAAATGGAAGATAAATTAGACGATTTAGAGCAAAAAAATAATAATTTACAAGAAATTGTTAATAATTATTATAAATTTTTACAAAGTGAAAGGAGATAAAAAATGAGTTTTAAACAAAAGAAA